AGTGCACCCCTAGGCGGTCATAACGTGAGTTTAGTGTATCGCTTCTACGCATCATCATGTATTTAGAATTACCATACACAGAGTTGATGAAGTGTTGTACTAACGTCTTACCTGTACCAGCGTTCTCACTCACGAAGTTAAACATCATGCCTGATTCAGACGTGAACTCCATAAGTGGCGCACCAAACGCAATCAATGCCCCTAACTGATGGTACTCCCAGCCTTTACGACCTAGCACATCACGCACAATTTTCCATTCCTCATAGTTCCCAGTAGGTTCCATGTACCCAGCAAGTGATGCGGTTTTTGTTGAAGGCGCGCTGTATGTACTACCCTTCGCTGAAATCTCGCGCTTACCAAGAACAAATACTGATGCGTTATCATGCCACCCAAAATTAGGGCGGGACATTTCTATTTTTGTGAACCGTTGTAGTTCGTTGTTAGCTGTAACTATATAAGCCAAAATAGACTCCATTTGTTTCCTGTAAGTAACGGCTACCCCATGAAAGGCTAGCGCATCACGCAATTTATCAATCGAAGCTATACTCTTTAAGGGAATAGCAAACTCAATTAACCCATCCTGTGGCATGATAAGGTTTAGTATTAATACCTCGCCTTCGTTCACATCCTTAACCCGTTTAGTAACAAACAAGTCATTGAGGTAAACTACATCGTCTTCAGATTCTCCATCCTCTCCCTTTACTTTCTTATAGATACCACCCTCCAGTCCACGGAAATATGGAAATGGTAATTTAGGTATCTTGTATGCCTTCGGCGCTTCGTCGGTTACTAAGTTAGATAAAGCAGACGTGCTCTCAGGCACCACTGCTGGTGCAGATACCTGATTAGGGAGAATAATTTCTTCGGCGGTTGATTCCGCAACATACTCACCTAGTTTAACAGGGGTGGCAATTTGCCCTGCATGTTTGCATCCGGTACAGCCATGAGGAAAATTATCTTGAAACCACCCGCATGTTCGCGGACCGTTGTTAAATTCAAGAGCCTTGTCTTCGGTTGCTTCAAAAGTGTAGCCATCATGCCCCCTTGATAATTTGTGGATAGCGACATCACCATCATCACATACATTTGCTATTGATAAACCCGCACACCACAAGTCGTAGTGCACTGAGTTAGGCTTTTCTAGCATGCTTTTGATTTGCATGCAGCCCTCACCCTTGAGACTTTTAATCGCAATGGTTGAGAATTTCTTGGCTTTGTTGCCAGCTAGATGGGCAGTTGTGGCGTCCATCTCGAATTTGATTTTTGGTCTAGCAATAATTTCACTAATCCCACGCTCTGCACAACTCGCGCGCACAGGGGATTCAAACTGGGTTAAGGCAATAGGCCTAGGGATTTCAATGCCCTTAAGGAACTTAGCCTCAACACCGTATTTGGTGTTGTTCGTACCGACAACGCGTAACACGCGCGCGCTATCCGCTGGCACTCGTGGGTCAATATGTAACCCCGATTTTAAGCACAGCTGTTTAAATAAGTCTGCTATTGGTTGCCATTTTTCAGGAGTGATAGCCGTATCTAAAATCCAATACAGATGCCATCCACCACCGGAATCCACGACAGCAGGCAATGGTAATCCTGTGTCATCAATAAATTTACGAACAATGCTTAGGGCGTCTGCTTTATTAGCATAGGCTTGTTTTGTTTCAAGTTTTTCAGGGTCGCTACTTATATCAATGTCGAGAAAGAAAGATTTAATCTCTTTAACATTGGTTTTTCTTCTTGAGCTATTATCCTTGAATGAGCTTAATGCAAAATAGGTGTTGGTTGAAGATTGGTCTATTGAATCTATTATCTTCTTAACATCAGCTAAGTTGTTTGCGAATCTTTGATTGGGTTCCTTTTTTGTTGGATTGACGCCGATAATGCAGTAGGTTCCCCCACTAGGCACAACGGCATCAATAAAGTCTAATGCGTTCATTCTCGCCCCGATTCGATACAAAAGAGTACGCTGGGATTAGCCAACGTACTCTCAACAGAAGGATACTATTCTGACCTTATTCGTCCCATTCGTCAATGAGAGAAGCAAGTTCTGTTTTCTCTACTAACGGTGGGGCTTCCTTCTCGACCTTGACAGGCTCCTCAATCACTGAATCTTCCTCATGGATTTCAGGTACTGGGGTTGGTTTTGGTTCTGCTTTCTTAGTTGCTGGTGGTGCAATTACTTGTTGTGCTACTGGTGCAGGTACAAACTCTTGCTTATCTTTCACACCATCTACTTGTGAAACTGTCATAGTAATAGCGCGCAATGCTGAATCAGATTTACCTTGTGCAACGCTGATGTTGTACTCGGCTTCTTCTAATGGGCGAATGCCGCGGAATACTAACTTAGGTGTAGCTGATGCTGTATCGAAACGCATCTCGGTAACTACTGCACTGATTGGCATTTTCAATGCACCGATAGATTGTGCATAGGCTTGCATAGGTAGTTTTTGACCGTCTACACCCTTACCAAAGATTGAAGTAGATGGTAATGACAACTGATACACATCACCGCTCAAATCACCTTCTAATATAACTGCAAGGCGTTGGGTATAACGACAAGCACGGCTTTCACCTTGACCTGAACCCTTGATGTTTTTCTCACATGACATACAAGTATTAGCTTGTGGGTCTACTACATCTGCATTTGGTTTAGTACCGTCAGCTGACCAGCATGAAGGACCTTTTGGCGCAGCTTCTGAATCGTATGTACCTTCGTAGTATGTACGACCTAGTGGTGATGAGGCTACGATAACTACATTCATAGCGCGCTCTTCATTAACCATTAGCTCTTCGCCATTAACCAACATGCGGAACACACCGCCCTTGATTGAAATACGTTTGCTACCGCTACCACTGTTACCTGCTAAGTTCTTGGTGGTTGCGTCTAACTCAATACCTTTTAAGTATGACGGTAAGTTGCTACCTTGGAATATGGCCATGTTACTCATTTGTTTCCCCTTCGTTGTGATTATAAATTGCTTCTACTGCATCCCCGTATGTTTCAACTAGCGTTCTTTTTTCCATACGCTTCTTTGCTTCTGTATGTGCCAAAGTTTGTATCTCCACCATTACGTCATGGGGTAATTCGTTATCCGTACTAAAATCTAATACATCAAAACTATTGTTCATGTATGATTCTAATGATGTCTTACGAATACGGAAACCATTCCCAATTTTCTTAGCAGGGATTTCACCTGTATTAATAAGCTTGTACAACAACTTAGTTGAGATTTTTAAAAACTGTGCGGCACCTTGCGCCGTTAGAATTTCGTCACTCATTCCAGCTCCTTTCTTGGTTTAGTAAATCTGATTGAATATGCCCTATCACAATTAAGTGCGGGCGGGTAGTCGGTTGGGTGGTCTGCCAGCCATTCTTTCATAGCTGAATCAGATACCCGACGTTGAAGTAAATGCAGAGCATCGTGTTCTTTTACATACTCTGCAAATGGTTGCCAGTCATTAACCCAATACCTATCACTAACAACCCGTGACACAGTACCAAATTTAGTTTTCAGGCTGTTTAACCCTTGCGCCTTGCATATTTCTAATAGCTCATGGGCAACTAAGTCTTCTTGCTCTTTTAACTTAGAATCTTGTTGTGATAGTTCTGACCGTTTAGCCTTAATCTTTGAATAGACTGAAGCTAACTTTTCTGCTGTGATTTCGCTCATCGAATTCTCCTTTCGTGTTAAGCAGGGTATAATCTTATATGTATTTTAAATCCCTGTCAAGCGTTCTTACGTATATTCGTGTATTTACATCTGCAATACTTCTTTATAAAGATTAATTAATCCTTCGTGGCTTTCGATTCGTTTGTCTAGCATGTCGTACATTTTCTCTTCTGCTGGGCTACCTTGAATCATAAAGATGGTTACCTTCGTATCTTGACCATTACGGTGAGCACGAGAGTTAGCTTGTAGAAACGTTTCTACACTTGATGTTGGTCCAAACCAAATAACAGATGATGCGGCTGTCAATGTAATCCCGTGGGATGCTGCTTGTGGTTGGATAACAATGACGCGTGTATCAGGGCTATTTTGAAAGTCGTTAATGATATCACCCCGTTTTGAGGGGCTTACATCACCATGAATAAATGAAGTCTGAATACCTCGTGCGGCTAGGTGGTCTTTAATTAACTCAATCACATGTCTGAACGGAGCAAATATGATAGTCTTTTTATCGGACTCGTCAATGATTTCATCCATAACATTTAGTCGATTGGATGCGTCGAACCGTAACACTTCTCCAGTATCTGAATAGACTGCGCCACATGATATTTGTAATAACTTATTAAGGTTAGCTGCCGCGTGGACTGCACTAACTTCTTCCCCTGCGGCTGACATCAACATGTCTTTCTTCATCTGACGATAGTATGATAGTTGTTGTGGGGTTAACTCTACATCACGGCGGGTGAACATCATCTCGGGCAAGTCCAAGCATTGTTCTTTAGTAAACCGAATGGCTGGCTGTAATGCGTTGAATACGATGTCCTTAGCTTGTGGGCGTGGCACCCATTTAAACTGAGTTAGCCTTTGCATAACCATATCGCGCCATTGAGTAAAATATTTGGGGACACGGTCGGGGCATACTAACTTAGCCAAACCATATGCATCCTCGGGTGATTGTGCCGCGGGCGTACCTGTCATCATCCATAGCCTTGGCTTAACTGCGCCCATGATTTTGTTAAAGGCTTTCCATCTACGGGTCGATGTGGACTTAAGGTTATTGGCCTCGTCTACGATAATCAAATCAAACCCACCTGCTATGATGTCATCCATGACTATCTCAATCCCGTCATAGTTAATTATCACAAACTCTGTATCTGATTGAATAACCCGTTTGCGTTGTTCTTTAGTGCCGTGGGCTATACCTACCTTGCGGTGCATTACTGAACGGAATAAGTCATCCTTCCATGCGGCATGCATAATAGAAATCGGGCATACAACAAGCACTCGCTTAACTTCTCCTAACTTCATAAGGTAGTCTGCCGCCCAAGCCGCAGAGCAAGTCTTGCCTGTACCTTGTTCAGATAGTAGGAAACATCGGTCGTATGTGGATAGGAATTCTGCGGTGGTTGTTTGGTGAGACATTGGCTTGTACATGCCAGTCCAAGTATATCGCATAGGGGCTGGAGGTACGGCTTTGAACCCAAGGGCATGAAGGGCACGAACTTCGTCGCGCCCCCAGTAAACTAACACCTCATCGATGTCGGTATTCGCTATTCTCCCTACGAGCTTGCTCTTAGGGATTGCCTTTAGTATGTTGCTGGTTAATCTAGTTTTTAGCTTTACTGCGCGGTTTTCTACCAGTTCCATGTTTATTGTCTGCCTCGTTAGCGCTTGGGTCTCGCAATCGTAAGTTACCCGATGTTGTTTTACCGCCTGCGCGTATTGGTTTTATATGGTCAATGTCTTTACCAGCACGGTCAATACCTTTCTTGTCGTATTCACGTCGTGCCTTTTGTCTTTCTAGTTGGTCTTTTGTTTCGCCACGAGCCTTTTGCATCTCGTATTGTTTTTTCCAGTATTCTGGAGGGAGTGGTCCTTTTTTGCGGGGCATAGTTATTTCCTTTTCGGTCGCCAATATTCACAGGTTTTATGCGGACACCAGCTACACAATCCTGTTGGGTTAGGATTCCATACACCGACATCCGCGCATAACATAATACTATCGCGTTTTGCCAACCATTGCTCAAGTAAATGTGCAAAGTCCTTGCGGTCATACTCACGCTTAATCATTACATCATGTAAAAGAAATAACAGAGCGCCCTTAACCGTCATGACCGTTGGGAACTTAGCAAATACCATAAGCGCCATCAGCTCTAACTGCTTAGGCTCGGGGTACTTAGCGCTACCAGTCTTATAGTCTACAACTCTAGCAGTCTCGCCATTGACAATAACTAAGTCAGCAACCCCACGGAATGTCCCCTCGTCTGAATCGAACGATAAGCATTGGCCATTTGAATCAATCGACATCTCTAGCTCACAATACTTCTCACCTGGATATGAGTTCAGTTTATCCAGTATATCCTTGAACCGCGCATGACCGCCTAAGTCCTTACCATCTCTGATGTATTCCTCGCAGGCTAAGTGAACTTCTTTACCGTACAGCGTCGCAGTAGAGTCTTCGTGTGGATACGATTTTAATATACGAACTTGATAATACTTGCGTGGGCAGTTATCAAACTCTTTCATTGCGCTGAACGATAATCTCATTTACTTAGCATCTCCGTAGCTATCTGCTACGCCCCCTTCGCCATCAAGTGGTAAATCGGGTGCCCATTCGGGTGGCGTTCGCATCAAGGTTAGTAATTCTTTAAGTGCTTGTTCTGCACAATCTTCTTTAACAAGTAGCAATACCTCATCGTGAACTGTCCCCACAACATGATACTTCTTACTTATCTCTAGAATAATCTCAGCCATAATATCACGCGCAAGCGATTGTGTACACCTTTGAAACACCTTTGCACCATAAACTTTATCGCGCCCATTGCGTTGCGCATAGGTATATTCGTTCTTACCCGATTCTTTGTTTTTACCATTGACTAGGTTTGGGTAGGTTAGTATAAGGCCGTTTGGTTTTTTCAATCCCTCGGCGGTAACTTGAACCACACCATTTTTACAAAAGCTCATCGTTTGTTTTTTGAGCAGAGCCTCAAGGACATTAGTTCCTTGCCCCCAAGTTTCCACAACTTTGTCATAGCCTGTGCGGTATAGTGTCGTTAGTGATTTAGCTTCGCCATCGGTAACTGTTTGAGCGCCCTTACTTTGAATACGAATAGTGCCCTGCAACTTAACCGCACCTGTGCCATAAATCAATGACAGTGATGCGCACTTACCTACGAATCGTTTTGGGTCTTTCTTTCCAATAGATTCATATGGAATCTGATACGCTTGTGATGCGAAGTCACGATACAAGTCTTTACCCTCGCGGATTAACTCGAGCTTGTCTTCCTGTCCCGCAAGCCATAGTCCTAGTCGCAACTCAATGTTACTTAAGTCGGCAACAACAAGCTTATAGCCCTTGGGGGCGTGTAACGCGTAACGAAGTGCATCTGAAGGCTTGGGTCGGTCAGGGTCAATTCGTGATAAGTTCTGCGGGTTAACATCGAACCCCGACCACCGATGGGTAACACAAGCCCCACTATACTTGAGCGGGAACGGAAAGGTCCCTCTTTCAGCAATAGATAAGAACGCCTCCGACCGAGTGATACCGATAGTAGACTTGAACCCCATACGAGCCGCGAAAAGAGCCTGTATAATTGGGTTTGGGTGGTCTTCAAGTATCGTAAATTCCTCATCCGTTTTTGCAAAAGCGTATGTTTCTTTACCCGTGGTTGGGCTAATTTTCCGTGGTGGCTCAACTCCGTTCTCCTTAAGTAGTTTAGCAAACTGTTCATTACTCATGAGTTGCTTCTGTAATGTTTCCTCGGTCTTTACTCCAAGCTCATTCATTAGTTTAAGCATAAGGCTACGGCGCTCAACACCAATCTCATACAGGGCTTTCTCTAATAGCCTCTTGTCTAGCTTGAGTGCAGGCTCAGTAAACATTCGCACAGTCAAGTCAATTAGTTTTAATTCTTTCTTAGGGAAAGAGGGTAGCATCATAGTGAGTAGCGTGTATGTCAGCTCCACATCATTCATACAGTATTCACCATAAGCATCTATCTCGGCCTGTGTAAAATCTAGCCTGCGTTTACCCAGCGCATTAAGAACTTCTGTTCCCTTTTCGCCGATGTTGTATAGCTTGGCTAGGTTCTTTAATGATACGGACTCACTGATACCATGCAACACATTGGCCATTGATAGCGTGTCTAGTATTTTGGCGGGTCGTATGTCGTATATCCAGTTAAGGATTGCCATATCAAAGTGCGCGTTCTGTGCACACACTGCGTTTTTTGGGATGTCATACTTCTTTAAGAATGATTTGATTGTTTTGAAATCCCCTGTGCACCACTCGGTTGGGCCGTCGTTAACCTTGACAGCTACGCCTATGGTTTCAAATAGGGGTGACCTAATGTATTCCTCGGTCGTTATTTTAGATAGACTGAATGCCCTGTCGTAAAAGGTTTCAAAGTCTAGTGTGATGATGTTCATTACTACTCCCCTAATATTTGTTTAATAACGAACTCTAGCGTATCTAAGTTGTTCTCATTGATAACCATAGCATGTCCACCGCATGCTTGTATTTTGGATATCTCACGCTCTTGTAGTGCGGTGGGTTTGTTGTTGCCTGCCTTGGCTTCGATTGCTAGGAAGTGCCCTTTGAAACAGGCGATGATATCGGGAACTCCAGACCTACCCATTCCCGCCATATACGGGGAGAAGTGATATATCTGATTCGCATCCAATAGTTTCTTGATTTGGTCTTTCACTTTCTTTTCGGGCGTCATTGCCATGATTCATTCTCCATATAATACTTATGTGCTGGGGTGTTATCCCTGCCGATACTAACTGTATCTGTCCGCTCAATATTGCGTCGGCTTCTCGTTGGCTATCCATGCGACGCTCTAATGCCTTGACACTTCTGAGGTCGTCTGCACCCGCATTAATCTTATCTGTTATCTGCTTAATACGGGCTCGGTTTGATATAGTAAACTGTTTGTGTTCACGATGCAACTGCTCTATTTTATTTTCCAGTATGCGTGTGTGTTGGGCTCTGTCCTGTTTAGACAGCTCTTTGATAATCTTACGGCGTGAGTAGTAAACCTTATTGTATTGTTTCTGATGGGCTATCTTACGGCAAGTCTTGCATATCTTGCTCCACCCTGTTTTGTTCTCGGCATGAAATGCCTCATCCTCTTGTTGCTTATTACAAGCAGTACAGCAACGCATTATTTCCCCCTTCGTTTCTCCCAGTCCCCTCGGCAGTCTGCATCACACCAACGCATACCGAAACCCACAGGCTCAAAGCAATTCAAACATTCTCCTGTTATGTCTGCTTCGAGTATGGGTTTCTTAGTATACTTCTTGCGGATAGTTTCCTCCGCTTCCATATGCGCTTGCGCTAAATCTGCATCATCACTCATCTACTTCTGTTCCTCATAATGGTCACCCGTCGGGCCGTTCTGCCCTATAACATCAACGCGAGACTCGTTCCAGTTTAGTGGACATCCTGTCCATGCGCATTCTATATTAGGGTCTAATGGCTTACCACAAATATCGCATGCTAGTTCCTCACCAAAGTCTAATTCTAACTGCACGGGGTCTTTGTCTTTCCTAAAGATGTTATCGAAGTTGTCCTCGAACTGTTTGTTGTTTACTCGACTCTTGATTAAGTCGCCCGTCACATCATTTCGTGATGCCATTTTCTTTCTCCCTCTTAGCCTTATCTAGTCCTCGCCTTATCAGCGTTTCAAATCCCAACTGCATAAGATACATCTTGCCTTCCTCGTCTACATCTAACTCGGCTATTGCACTGCCGTCGGGTTGGTCAATTAAGTCGCCAATCAATTCTATTTTCATATCTGTATCCTATGGTTTACATTTTTGCCTGTTTGTACACTATGTGAGCGCTTTTAGTTCAAAACTAAACTAATAGTGTAGACTTGTGTGTAATTTTAAACCATTTATTCAACACAAACTTTTTTGTCCCGCAAGAATTAAACTCAAAAAAGTGATATATGCGACTTTATTGAACCACTTTGCAATATAGTAGCGACTAAACTGAATTCTTATCCTTTAATGCTTGTTCAATAGCAATTCTGTATTTTTCATAAGGGAAATCATTGCCCCATATCCAAATCTTTTTAATGATTGCATTATCTTCTTTATCCGTTAATCCTTGCCAAGCTGGTTGTTCTAGTGCTTCTTTAAACTCACTATCCCTAGCAATGCGTTCGTCTATGGTATGTTTCCAATCCCTTGTTAGTGGTTGTTCTAGTGCTTCTTTGCAAAGTTCTTTGTAGTTTTTATCAAGTATGTTGTATTTAAGAACTAAATCCTTATAATTTTTTTGAATTAAATTTAGTTTTTCTTTATCTGAAATCATTTTTTATACCCTTCTGGATTAACTGGTCTATCAACATTTCTGTACAAATCATAATTAATATTTGGCTCTGGTTGTTCTAGTGCTTCTTTGCAAGCGTTGATTGCATCTGCATATTGATTTCCTGTAAGCAATGCTTCAATCGCCATCTTTAATGCTTCGTCTTTAGTCATACGCTTTGCCCTATGTATGTAGCCTTGCTGTCCTTAAACTGCACCTCGACAGCGCACTCTTGCCCTTTGTTTCCACTTAAAAGGTTATAAAACCCGAAACACATGGAAACAATACAGATAAGTAGCAATGTTACTACAATTACCACTGCTCTATCTGATTTACTACCGCCACAGTCACACTTACGGCCTTGCTCACAATTTTGATTACATGGCATTGTTCTTCTCCTATAATTTAAGCTCGGTTTTTTCTTCCTCTTTACCTAGCTTTCCTCGTAAGAATGAATTAAAAGCTAGACTTACTCTTGTTTTATCTGAAGTAACCTTTCCTACTGAATGCGGCACGTTAGAAGGAAATACTATAATATCTGATGTCCCTACCTTTTGAACCCAAGTATCCCCGTTTAACTCATCACAATGATACGGGTCTAGTGCTATATAGTTATGTGCAGATTTGTACATCCAAACAGAATCCTGTTCTCTGTCTGCCTCAATATATAAGACGCCGGATATAAAGCTATTGCTATGCGTATGCATATGGTGATGTTCACCCTTAGCTGTATAGTTTAACCACGACTGTGTGATGTACATTTCTATTGGCTCTTTCGGTTTATATACTGTTTGTACATACGCTTCGATAAATAACGTAACATACTCCTTAAGTTCTTTTAGCTCGGGGCTGTTTAGCACATAAGAATTAACACTTGTTTTGTTACCATAATTTTTTGCCGTATTATTTTTCTGCTCATTTATGAACGCAAGCTCCTCAGGGGTAAAATCCCTGTCTAGCCTACCCACCATAATAGGTGTCGGAAATGCTAGGTGTATTTCGCTATCCATTTGAGCCTCCATAATATTCAATTAGTACATCGTAGGCTTTCTTTACTTTCTTTTGCATCTTTACATCATCGGGGTGCACAGCTATCCATTCGGCCATGCCCTCTCTACTGCTTTTTAAATGAGACAACACGATAGCGTCCAGTGCGTCGGCTAATTGTATTGAATCTGTTAGGTCAAATGTAATTTTCATACCTCTACTCCTTCGTTATGCAAGTCTAGCTCGTCAATGTCTATCTCGGATTCTTTTCCGCTAGGTAGCTTACCTATGATAGATGTTGGAAAGTGTCCTGTTTTAATTACTTCAACTACGCACTCGCCTTTCTTCCACCATACCCATCGTGGCATTGTTCGTTTGCTTTTCATGTTGTTACCCTTTCTTTGGTTGTCTGAATCCATTGGGCACTTGACCCGCAGTAAGATTTTGCATTACTAACATAAGCTGTTCGATTACTTTCTCGTGGTCGTCAAGCCGTTCCTGTAAATTAAGTATGCCATGATGCATGGCCTTTAGTGCTGTTTCAATCTGTTCTTGTGTCATACCAATGCTTCTCCTAGTTGTTCCATCAGTTCATCTAAAGTTAGCTTCTTGACTTCAACTTCAACCGTGCCAGTAGCAGGATAGGTATAGTACCGTATCGGTTCACCATCAAAGTCAAGAAGCACCCACATTTATTCACCTTTTAAGAATTCAATCGTTGGGGTTTCTTTACGCAAGGCATAATATTCAAGCTGAACCTTTGCGCTGTTAATCATCTTGCCTGCTACATTAGCAAGTTCACCCGCTTCTTTTGGTTTAATATCACCAACCATAAGTAAGTCAAATACTTCTGCTAATTCATTTCGTAGTGTTGTTATCGTTTTCATTTTTGATTCTCCTGTTGATTAAGATTTGTAACCGTTTTGCTTCTATAAGTTGTTGTGGTACGTCTACTTTTACACGCATTAATTGTTTTACGTATGCATCGGATAGCCTTTCTACTTTTCGTTTAGAATTACGAATATCGTTTGCTCTCACCTTATCAATATTTTTTACTCTGTATTCTTTAACGTATTCGCATTTTTTCTTGCGCCCCTCAATACTATACCTTCCCGTTTCTCTAACTTTAACTTGGTTATCTTTTGCCCATTTAGTTGCTAACTCTTTGGTGCATGTTTTGCACCTGTAGTATCCCCCTTTATACTTTGGGTATGGGTAAAATTCCGTAAGCTCTTTAGTCACATTACATTTTGGGCACGTTTTCATATCAGTCACCGTATTTAGTCTGCAACAACAACTCGCAGTAGTGTATCGCTTTCTTAATATCTTCTGCGCCGTTCTTAGCGTGATGTCGGCATACATACTTAACTATGTTACCTTCGAGAAAGCCCAACTCATTAGCCACAATAAACTCGACTGGTTGTATTGCCATCTCAGCATAGTGATTACCCCCCACTTGCCTAGCTAGCGCGTTTTCCTCATCATACATGTCTGTCATTCCGTCGCTCATTCCATTCTCCTATTAAAAACATACATAACATACCTAACCCAAAGGCTTGCCAGTAGCACTGGATATACTCAATCACCATGTTTACCATTAGCCATGTCCCTCGCATCTCGTTCTGCTTCTCGTTGAAAGCGTAGGTATACATTCTCTACTAGCTGACCCAAATTATTGTTCGTCGTGTTAGGCAAACTCAGAACTATTCTACGCACTGATTCCCCAAAGCTTTCAACATTCTTATTGTCTAGTTTTTCCATTAGAAATTACCAAACAATGCCATGCTACTGCCAATGCCTACTTTAGTTGTTCGTGCACGACGCTCTGATTTTGTCGCAGGAATTTGTTCTCGGTCTAATAGATTAATAACCCTAGTAACACTTTGCACAAGTTTTTCGTTATTTGTAGGTATCACAACTGGTAGGTCAGATACAGGTTTTACATAAGGTTTTGCCGCGTTGTATACATACTGCCGTTTACTATCAACTATGCGTTTCATACGGACTAAGTACCCATTCAGTGATAGCCATTCCAAGTATCGCTTACCCTTTTCAAACATACCGAGCTCAGTCACGCATGTCATACCTAAAACATCTTTACGCGCCGCAACATAGTTATATACAATCTCTCTGTTGTTATTTACTTCGGCATCAATCTCGGCTTTCTTTCTAGCTGACCGTTCTCTTTCTAACCCATCTGATTTTTTACTCATCATCCCCTCCATACGCAGTAATACCTGCATCTCGTTTTCGTTTCTCGTTCATCAATGCGTCTGCTATATCGTAAGCAGACTTTGCGCATCCTAGGTAAGTGCTATACCCTTCTCTTACTACCAATCCATTCATAGCAAAAGCCGCAAACAAATCCCGTTCGTTAAACTCCTCCATCTGTCTTCCTTTCTATCGGCTTCGCCAGCAAATACTTATCACCCATACTTTCAATTACCGCTTGCACTCGCTTTGCGCGGTTAGGGTCGGGCTCAACCTGTATGCCATATAAGTTTTTGTATGTTAGTCCATGGCCGTATTCGTCTATTAGTTTGTTTAGATAGTCAAACATTACTCGTTCTCCTTTTCTGACACTGGTTCTTTTCGTCTTAGCTCTAGCAATTCTTTTGCTTCGTATAGCATTGCTATCAACCGCTTACCTTTCCCCTCATGAAACCATGCCGCATTGGTCCAGTATACTAGCGAGACCATTAACAACGCGGGGGCCCACTGGCTTGAGTAAGCGAATACACCGATGCCTACTAAGTAAACTAGCATGAGACCCACTCGCGCCCAACTTAACTTTACTGTTACTTCCATATCATTCTCCTTAATCATATATCCAAAAGATTGTATCATCCACGCGCTGACCTATCTCCTCATACCCATCGGGTGGTGTTAGCATCTTAAGCGCCGATAGCTTTGTTCGTAAATCATCGGGCATATTAGCTTCGCTTGCATAGACAGTCGTGGATGAATTCGACCCTTTGAATTCCGTGCTGAATTGTTTCAGCTTAACTGTCATATCATCGTTCAACTGGATTTCATACACATAATTCTCCCCTTGTTATGTTGGTTAACCATACTACACTCATTTATCGCCCTTGCCTAGTCCCCATTGGTAGTGGAATTTCGTCATAGACTGTGCCCTCTTTATATATTTGTGCTTTTATTTGAGGGTATGTGTATGGCCAATAGCGTTGATACACTATAGCCGATAGTAGTGATAAGTAATTATCCTCGGGGAATGCTTCGGGGTTAGTGTAAAATTCATGTCTTATTCTTGCGCCCTCTCCCCAAGCAAGGCTATTATCTTTAGGCACTTCCATGCCCAATACTTCCATAAACCCACGAGCAAATGTAAGAAATGGTTGATACTTTGCACGAGCTGCTTTTGATTCTACACGATTAACCTTATTCTTGGTGGGCACTACCGCATTCGTTACCTCATACGGCCCACCTCTGCAATCACTAATAATTAATGAGTTATCGCCTACGATATAGTATTTCCGTAACGTCCTATCGTATAAATGAACCATTGATTGCATTCTGTATGCCTGCCACCACATCGGCATACACGCATTGATAAATCCAGTCGTTGATTGGGTAGCATACCCACCTGTTTTAACTTCTAGCTCACCATTACGATGATATATCACACACTCCGTGCCATAAAACACACATGCATATGTATCGGCATCAATCTTTGCTACTCGCACATGCTTTTGACCACGGCTATTGATTGGGCGAATGTCGCGCTGTGTGCCACGGTCTTTCTCCCTAATAGGTTTAACCTTATTGTATAAAGTTTCTAACTGCTCAAAACTTTCGATATTAAAATCAAATGAATTTCCAAATGCCATGTTACTCTCCTCTTATAATTGATTGAACAATACGCTCTGCATTGTCTCTTGCACCCCGTTCAGTGCGGTGATACTGTGCTACGGAATATACAGCGTCTACACCATCGATAGTAAATGTCCATCCTTCCGAATACTTATCATCACTGATGTCATCAAGTCGGGCAACCCTAATACTAATCCCCCTTAGTTTCATTACTGATTCCAACAATTCTTTATCCATTCCTCATACTCCTCTGTTGATGTGCGAACTTCATCCTCTGATTGTAGTGCCCGCAATATGTCATGAAAATAATCCTTGATGATACTTAGTAACTCCTCCTCAAATGCTTCGTTTACTTCATCAGGCTCGGCGGTATATAGCGGGCTCACTTGCATACCCTTAAAGAACCCTTGAGTAAACTCAAAGTCATCGTTCCAGTAGTCGGTCGTGTCATACTCTCTTACTGTTAAGTTATCATTGCGAGTTACTGTCCACTTAAACTTAATCATGTCATCGCGTAGCATCTCTGTATAAACGAATGACACCTTAGCTAATCGGTCGTAGTGCGCATTAACAAACTTAGGATAGTCCTCGATATACCCATTGCCTGCACATTGGTTATGATACAAATCAAAGTAAATTTCCCTAGGCTCAATCGCTATTCCTAAGTCGTTACTGGAATACTCACACTCTGATTGTAGTAACCAATCCCACCATCCATCATCTGCCCACTGCATCTCAAGCCATTCCTCATAGCTTGGTGGTTTAACTGCTAACTCTGCGGTCATATCCATACCCTCCCATAATCCATGCTTTGATTGAATGCGTAGGCTTATCTGCCCTACGCGCTATCCGTTTATAACTAATGCCCTCGAACTGTAACTTAATCAGTCGGTTAGGTTCTATGTTCATTTTCTTTTCTCCATTGCCTTAAGTCGGCTTGAACTAAATCAGTAACCTCACTGCCCGCGTTTAGTTTTGCCATTGCTTCAAAGAACTCAAAGCATTCATTCGGTGTATTAAACCCCCGCGCTTTGTAGTATTGATGCAATGTATAGTTTGCTTTAATAAGGTTCTCTGATTGAATTCCCTCTATCCCCGCCAACCATGTCGATGCTACATTTGATGGTGCGGAAGTTGTCAGTGTGATTGTTGATGCCATTATGCTGTCTCCCTAATTGCTTGTAATGCGAGGTCGGTTAGGCTGTATGAACTGACACCTTTAGTAGGTTCGCGCTTTAGATATCCCTTTGTCTCATATTCAGTTAATACAAAGAAACGAAGCATTTCAGCTTCAATTAGTTCATCGAAGTTTACGCAATTCTGCCCCCATAACATTGCCCATATGCGTAGCCCCTCAAGAGCGGATGATGGTATATACATATTAGATATCCTCCATTCTTACAGTCTTGCCATGCTCGGCTACGATATCGGTAGTCATAACCCACATCGCGGGGATAGAAAATACAGGGAAGCTGTCTACATAACCATCGGA